CAGAAGAGAGAGATAATATACAAAAGTCAGGAGATAATCAGGCATTTAATTTACATATACAAAACTATCCATTAACAGTGGAAGAGGCTTTTCTTAATACACATTCAGCAAGATTTGATATAGCATTACTGAACGCACAAAGATCAAGAATACTATCCAGCAAAGATTTTAGAAGTCAAATACAAAGTGGATACTTGGATTGGGAATTAGGTGAAGAAGATTTTAGAGTTAAGTGGAGACCACACCCAAATGGTCCATATAAAATATTAGCACATCCCATGCCAGAATTTAAGAATTTAGATATAGGTGGCGTGGATTCTTATGATCAAGATAAAGCTGGAGCATCTGATTCTTTGGGTAGTGCGATAATTTATCGTAGATTTGCAAATGTAGATATTCCTTGCGATTATGTCGTAGCAGAGTATACTGACAGACCGCCTAAAAAAGAAGATTTTTGGGACGGTGTACTAAAACTTGCAGTTTATTATAATTCTAAAATGCTAGTTGAGTACACAAAGATAGGCATATTAGATTATTTCAAGCGTATGAATGCCTTGAAATATTTAAAAGAAAAACCAGAGTCAGCACACAACCCTGGTTCTAAAACAAGGAATAGATATGGTGTGCATATGAACAAACAGATTAAGTCTTTACTTGAAGATTTAATTGATGATTATATAAGAGAAAATATTGAAGATATTTGGTTTTTGGATTTGATAGATGAACTTGCTAATTATGGATTACAAAATACAGACCGAGCTATGGCTTTTGGATTATGCTTAATACATAATATAGACAACTACAGAATACAAGTAACTGAAAAAGAAGATAAAAAAGATTTAGGTTTTAAATATTATAAAATGGGATACAAAGGTATACCGATGCAATTAAGTTAAATATGAAGAATAATTACACATCAATGCCTGCGTTAATAATACCAGAGGAAGAAAAAACTCCTGAATGGTGTGAGCAGGTTCTAGACTCAATAATTAGTTTTATGTCTTATGATGGAAACAACTATGAAGAAGGAAGAGCTAAAGACATAAGAAATTATCAAATATATAATGGTCAACTAAATCAAGATGACTATGCTTATATTACAGAACAATATGGATTAACATATCCAGCTAGACTTGTAAACTATCCCATCATCACACCTAAAATAGATTTATTAGTTGGTGAGTCTTTACGTAGACCTTTAGATATGAAAGTATCTACAGTAAACAAAGAAGCTGTTTTAAGAAAACATGATTTCAAGGTTGGTCTTATAATGACAGATTTGTTGAAAGAGATACATCAAGAGTTTGAAGAAACACAAGGTATAAGAATTAAAGATCAAGGTAAGGGTATAGCTGTTCCAGAAGATATAGAAACTTATATGAAATATAACTATCGTGAAATGGTAGAAGAGGTAGCGCAAGATGGTTTAGAATATATAATTAATAGATATCACGTTAAAGATATTTTTAAAGAAGGGTTTAGAGATTTATTAGTAACAGGTAAATCCTTTTATAAAACTTACATTAAAAATGGTGATCCATATGTAAGGCGTGTAGATCCAAGAACTATTGTTTTTGATGGCGCTTCACATTCTGATTACCTAGATGATGCTAGCTGGGTGGGTGAAGAAAGATACATGACTGTAAATGAAATCAATGATGAGTTTAAAGAAGATCTTACAGAAAGCGATTTAGTTGAGCTGGATAAAATGAGAAATCTTTATGGTGGTTCTCCTGACTTAAAATATTATAATAGTTCTTTTGATTGGATAGATGCTGGTTATGGTAAAGAAACTAGAATACGCGTGGTATCTTGTGAGTGGAAATCTTTAAGAGCATTGAAATTTAAAGTATCAGATAATAAATATGATCCTAATAGACCATTTAGAAAGCTAGTAAAAGATACTTATAAAGCTAGAAAAGGAGAAACTGTTGAAGTTAAATATGTAGATGACATATGGCAAGCTACAAAAATTGGTGGTAAGATTTTAGTAAACGCTACAAGAAGAAGTAATCAGGTAAGAAGTGTTGATGATCCTGGAACCACACCATTGTCTTATGTAGGTTGTATATATAATAATACAACAGGTAAACCTATATCATTAGTTGATTTATTAGATAATATTCAAATGTTATATAACATAGTAATCTATCAAATAGAACTAGCTATGGCAAGATCAGGTGGTAAGGCTGTAGTATACGATGTATCTCAGCTGCCCACAAATGCAGGCATGGATATACAAACAGTCCTTTATCATTTAAAGACTGATGGTATTATACCTATAAACTCCAAAGATGAGGGTAATCAAATTAGTTCATTTAATCAGTTTCAGCAAATTGACTTTACATTATCACAATCTGTTCAGCAACTAATTAATTTAAAAATTATGTTAGAAGAAATGGCTGGACAAATATCAGGTGTTAGTAGACAAAGAGAAGGGGCTGTAGGGCAATATGAATATGTGGGTAACGTACAAAGAAGTGTGGTGCAATCAGCAACAATCACTGAAAGCTGGTTTCAAGCACACTCTGAAGTTAAGCAAAGAGTTTTTGAAAGACTTTGTAATCTTATGAAAATATGTTGGGCTGGTGGTAAAAAAGCTGGTATGATTTTAGGAGACGGTGCATATAAATTTTTAAATGTTTTACCTAATATAGCATTACAAGATTTTGGTGTATATGTTGGAGATAGTGGTAAAGATGATGCAATGAAACAAGTTGTTCAACAATTATCACAAGCAGCATTACAATCAGGAAATGTGGATCTGCTTAATGTTATAAAAGTGTTAAAAGCTGATACCATGACTGAAGCTGAAAAAGTTTTAGAGCAGGGTATGGAGCAGATGAAACGTATGCAAGATCAGCAACAACAAATATTAATGCAACAGCAACAAATGGCTCAACAAGCTAAGGAAGCTGAAATACAACAACAATTAGCATTAAAACAAGTTGATAATGATGCTAAAAAAGATATAGCTAATATAGAGGCTGAAACTAAAATAAAAATTGCTAAGATGCAAACAGATGCGCAGCGTGATATTAATGATGCAAAAGAATCTTCTGCTATGATAAAAAAGGTGGCAGATTCAGAATTAAGAATGAGAGAAAAAAATCAAGAAACCCCTGAAACAACTGTTGGTGAAAAAACAGCAAGACAAGAGCTTGACAGGGCAGTTCAAGATATTTAAAAAATTATTATCTTTGCATTTGGGAACAAAAAATTAAATTAATATGGCAAAAGAAGAATCAAAAATAGTAGAAGCTGTTGAACAAGCAACAGAAACAGAAACACAAGAAACACCACAAAATGAAAGTGATGAAAAGTTTAATCCATTGGCTTTTGCTTCCGATAAACCGATTTCTGAAGAATCAAAAGAAGAAGAGACAACAGAAAATACTGAGGGAAATACAGCTGAGTCTACTGATGGATCTGAAGAAAAATCACAAGAAGAGGAGGGCTGGTCATGGAACAAAGATGAAGAAACTACAGAGACTAGTAAAGAAGAATCCTACAATTGGGAAGGTGAAGAAAAAAAGGAAGTTGAAAGCAATGAGCAAACAAGTTCTGAAATAAACTGGTCTGATGTTTCTAAAGAATTAGGAATAGAGGGTGCAAGTAAAGAAGAAATTATTAACACATTAAATGATTTAGCACAAAGACCAGAGGTTGATACGTCTAACACTCAGGTGGTTCAACTACAAAAATTTTTAGCATTGAATGATAGAGATTTAGTAGGTGAAGAACTAAAAGCTAATGGCATGGATGATGCAGAAATTGAGGAGTCACTAGACAAGCTAGAAGACTCTGGTATGCTTAAAATCAAAGCTAAAGAAGTAAAAAAGGTTATTAACAATGCAATTGAGTCGCACACTAATACCTTAAAAAAACAACAGCAAAGTGCAGCTTCTGCACAAAAAGCTAATGCAGAAAAAGCAAAAAAAGAATTACAAAATACAATCAAAGACATGAATGAGTTCATGGGCGGGAAGGTGACAAAAAAACAGAAAGAAGAAGTATATAGATATGCAACAAGTAAAATGATGGACGATATTTACAGTAGTCATGCCAATGTCGCAGACGTAGCTATGTTCATGCTTTACAGAAAGCAGATTGAAAAAATTCTTCGGACTCAAGGTTTAGAGGACGGCAAAGCCGCTATAATGAATAGTATAGTCTCACCAAACCTTAACACTGGAAAAAGCAAGCCAAACTTTAAAGTAAAGTCTGGTAAGTTTGATCCAAAAGCGTTCATGACAGAGTAAACTTAAATAGTAAGTCAAAGACTGCATAGAGTTGAAAGTTAATTGGACAAAGTAAAATGTTTAATTAATTTAAAAATAAAAAAATGGCTAGAGTTTATACAGGTACCTACGGTTCAGGTACTACGGCCGAGAATGCGTTGAACACAGCTCTAATGCAATACCCAGAGATTGCTAGAACTTTAATTCAACAGTATCCTCGTTATGCTGCGACTTATCTGTTAGAAAGAACAGGAAGATTCGCAACAGAAAAAGTCCTAGGGGACAATTCTTTTGAATGGAAGGTTATGGGAAGATATAACACTCCATCATATTCTAATGGTTGGATTTCATCTGATGGTGTAACATTTGTAGGTAGTGCTGCTGGTTCAGGAGCTGCTGCTGTATCAGGACAAACATTAACAAGTGCTGATGCAAATGGAGATCAATTCTTTTTATCATTTGATGGTGAAGGAATATACACTACTTCAGGATTTGCAAATGCAAGCTTCCTTAATAAATTTGATTTAGTAAGATTTCAATCAGGAGCTACTGCTGTTGTATTGGAAGATCCAATTCAAGATGTAGCAAGAGCTGCTGCAAACAGTGGTTTAGTTGTAACAACTGCTTCTGCTGTTGTTAAATTTGAAATGATAGATGGTGCTGCTAATCCATTACAGTTAAGTGATATTCAAGCGGGATCAATTGTTGCTTCTATTGGATCTGCTTTTCCAAATGGATCTAATGGTGCAGATGTAGGTGAAAACTACGTTTATCCTTCAACACACAAGAACTATTTAACTACAATGAGAAAGAAAGTTTCTGTATCAGGTAAAGATCTTACAGATGTTTCTTGGATTGAAAATAATGGTTCAAGACTTTGGTACTTCACTAAAGAGCAAATGATGATGGATGAGTTTATGTATCAACAAGAACTACAAAGATGGTATGGAAGAAAATCAATTACTAATGAAAGTTCAGGTGTTGCAAGACCAGACGCTATTGTCAGTTCTGCAACAGGATTATCAGGAACATTAGCAACATCTATTGTTACTGGTGATGGACTATTAGCGCAAATTGATTCATCTAACCAAGCATCTTATACTTTAGGATCTTTAACTGAAGATATTATTACTGAGTTTATCGCTAAGATATCTCTTAATGCTACTTCAGCTGAAGGTAATGAGTATGTTGTAATGACTGGTACAGAAGGAAGATTAGCATTTCACAGAGCTATGAAAGACCTTATTGTTGCTCCTGCTGGTGCTTTCACTGGTGGTTCAATGCAAGGTGTAAGTGGTGATGTTGAGTTAGGTGCTAACTTTACTTCATATACTGCATTGGGTAATAAAATTACTATTGCTCACTGCCCAGTATTTGATGATCCAAATTTACATTCTCTTGCTGGTGGAACTAACTCGTTTGGTGACAACAGATTAAAAGAGTCTGCAAAAATGGTATTCCTAGACTTCGGAAGAACATCAGGTGTTTCTAACATTGAGATGGTTACTAAAGGAGCTGAAGGACAAAATAGAAGTATGATTAAGAAGTATGTAGCTGGTATGGTAAACCCTTATGACCAAAGCGCAATTTTGGCTGCTAATGCAGATGACAAGTTTGAAGCACACGTGCTTTCTGAAACTGGTCTTCTAGTTAGAAACCCATTGTCTTGTGGTATATTGAGTGCATCGTAATTATTAACCTTTAAAAATATAACTATGTCTAGAAAAAAATTCATATTCGTCAAAGATGCTGCTAATGATGCAACTTATATTGACGTAGACAGAGTGCATGATTTAGAGGTTACAAGCGCAACTGTATTTAATATTAATGCGTCTGATAATGAAGGTGGAGCTATTAACTTAGCTACAGTTACATGTTCAGACTCTACATTAGCCATAAAAGATCT